TTATCAATGTAAAAGGATCTGTCATAATAATATTTATGTTACAGATTTGTTACAACGCAGGTGTGCGTTAAAATTTACCTAAATCATCTTCTGTAAATATTTTAAATTCCCAACCTTGCATTTCGCAATAACGAACAGCCGCACCCCATTTTGCTTTGTTCTTGATGTATGCTAGACTTTCATTAATGTATGCTCGTGTCTTACGAGACCTAGGTTTAGGTTTGACGGTGAACGCCTTGGGTTTGATTTCTATAATATACTTACCTTTATCAGTAACAACAAAGAAATCAGGAAAGTAATTGTGTAACTTTTTAGTAACAGGATTACGATAACGAATAGCAATCTCTTCACTTCCCCAATGTTTTATTGCTTCATTTCTATCACAATACACCATAAATCTTCTCTCCCAATTTGAGCGATAGACAACTCTATCAGGATTACCGATGTATTTGTCCTTGTTTTGTGGTTTGTATTTACCCTTATAGGATGCTGTAGCCATTGTCTCTTCCTGTATAAATATTAGTGAAACTCATAAGGATATTTATATATGGCATTTACAAGCAAAGTATCACAGGTTATAAAAGGTAGAATTAATGCAGGTGCAAACTCCGTAAAAGGGTTTGTAGATGGCATTGCTGGTGACATTACCAGCGAGATAGATAATTTTACTAGTGCATTTACAGGCGTACAATCAGCAGAAGATAGTAAAGCAAAGGCCAAAAACATACTACAATCATCGCCATTAGAGATTGGTAGTGGTGGTGCAGTACAACCTAACACAGCATTAAAGAACAGATATAGTTTTGGTACGATATATTATCCACAAGAGACAAGTAATTTAGACGAAGGACATTACATTATTATTGATGTAGTACAACACAAAAAGTCTGCCTTTATGAAAAATATGAGTAAGAAAGTTGAAGACCCTAGAGACGATGGTATGGGTATAGGTGGTAAGACAAAACCTTTTGAGAGTGCAAGACAAGGTAAGTTAAGAACTATGAAGTCTGGTATTCAACAAAATGGTAGTAGTACACATTCAAGAATTACAGATAGTATTTGTATATACACACCAGGCGAAGCAGTTAAATTTAAATATGACGCAAACTATGAGAACTTGGCAACAGGTCTTGCTGGTTTCTTTGGTTCTGCCTCTGCCGCTGGTAAAGAAATGTCAATCAAAGAAGCGATACTAGATGGTGGTGGCGCCGCTCTTGAAAGAGTATTAGGCGAAGCAGTAACAGGTATCGTAAGTGCATTACCAGGTGTAGGTGATGTCAGAGGTGCAATAGATAAGTCTATGGGTCGTGCATTAAACCCATTTAACGAACAAGTTTTTAGAAGTGTACCATTTAGAACATTTAACTTTCCATTTACCTTTGCACCAAAGAACAAGAAAGAAATGGAAAATGTACAGAAGATTATAACACTATTGAAATTTCATATGTTACCTGAATTTAGTAATAAAACTAAATCAGCATTTTTATCGCCATCAGAATTTCAGATAACTTATATGTACAGAAATAAGAATAACACATACATACCACACATTGCAAGATGTGTATTGACAACAATGGAAGTAGACTATGCTACAGAAGGTGTATTGGCAACATTTAGAGAAGATGATAAAGGAGCCGCACCTGTAACAACAACGGTCAATTGTACATTTGCTGAAACAGAGATTATGACAAAAGAAATGATAGGAGAAGGATACTAGTATGAATGATAACGGACCAGTTATGGAACAATCAATAGAAAACTTTGAAGGTACAAAGAATGTTACTATCAATGAAGGCTCAGGTAATATGGGTGATGTTCAGGCAGGTATTGAATTCATATATCATATGAGAGAACATATTATAGATGTTGGAGTTGCAACAATCTATCTATTCGCCTGTTACGCATTGTATCTATACTTAAAGAAGGTAATAAAGTAAATGTATTTTAATAGTTTTCCATTAATACTCTATGATATGAAAGGCGATGACAAGCAGAAACTTGCCGTCAACATAATCAAACGAGTAAAAGTAAGAAGTAAGATAGTAGATACTGCTTCATTATTTCAAAAGTATTTTGTCAACCCTGGCGAAAGACCTGAAGATGTTGCAAACAAACACTTTGGTAAATCAGAATATCATTGGATAATATTACTTACAAACAATATAACAGACGCATATTATCAATGGCCAATGAGTTATACAGATTTTGAGAACTTTATAAAAGACAAATATGAAATACCAGGTGCAATACATCATTACGAAAAGAAACAAACAAGTGGTGATACAGGTATCCATATAGAGTGTGCTTCTACAGATAGTGGCGCAGTTGCAGTTTCTAATAGAGAATATGAACAAAGACTACAAGATGAAATGTCAGAAATTAAATTAATGAGTAACGATTACTTAACTATATTTCTTGATGAATTTGATAAATTAATGAGTGAATAAAAATGTATAGTCAAATCCAAACAGACGACCTCAAAAAGGCAGGCGACTTTACCTTATCTACAATTGCGTTGATAAGTAAAGAGAGTTTTGATGGTGGCTCAGAAGCAAAGAAGACAGACATAACTTCACTTGTTGTAGAGATAAACTTATACGAAGATATCGCACAAAAGAATATGACAGGTCAGATGGTAATATCAGATAGTACTGGCCTACCTAATAACTTTCCACTTACAGGCAATGAACTATTACAATTCAAACTAGGTACACCTGGTTCAGAAAGATATTATGACTTTGAAAAACACCCTATGGTCATATACAAGATAGGTCAAAGACAAGTACACAATCCTAGGTCACAATTTTACATTCTATACTTCTGTAGTATGGAACAAATATCAAATCAAACAATCAAAGTAGAAAGAAGTTTTGAAGGTTCAGTAGACAAGATGATATCAAGTATTGTCGTAGGTGAACTAGGAACAAAGAAAGATGTCTACATTGAAAAGACTAGAGGCAGTAATAAATTTGTTGTGCCTAGACTTAATCCATATAAGGCATTAGATTTATTGTTACCTAATTGTCAATCAAAGAAGTTTGAGAACACAGGTTTTAGATTTTACGAAACCGCATTAGGTTTTCATTGTCGTAGTTACGAGAATATGGTAGCAGTAGGTATTGATGACGCAAGACCTAGTAATGCGTTGTTTAGACAAAAGATGATTGGTTCTTCAACTGCCACAGGTGTAATTGCAGAAATGCAGACTATACAAGAGTACGAGATAATGGAACAATATAATACAATGAAACTCTTGGCCTTTGGTGGTATTGCAAGTAGAGTATTAAAGACAGACTTATATAACAAAACATTTAAAACAACAGATTTCAATTATCAAGATAGTTACGAGAAACTACATCATACTGAACACGATGGCAATGGTCAAAGAGAAAACACAAAGAAGATTGTACCAGAGTATCCGTTTAGAAATAACAAATCTCTTGCAGAATATCCTGATGGTTCATTTAAACATAGTAGTGATACATCAAAAGTACATAATGATTACGAAAATATATCAAGTGAAGATAAAGACTTAAAAAGAATTGCACAAATGGCTGCTTTTGATAGTTTTAAGATTAAAGTAAGAGTACCAGGTTTTACAGGTCTATCCGCTGGTGAGATTATATCAATAGAATTACCACGATACGAACAAGTAGGCGAAGGCGATAGAGATATAGACCCTATTATGAGTGGCCGTTATCTAGTAAGTAAGATATCGCATAATATCAATCCATCTAAAAGTTACCATTCAATGAGTGTAGAGTGTGTGAAAGATAGTGTGATGACGCCTTATTATAATAGTGAAATAGAGACAAATCCTAGTTATCACAATAGAGATAACGGAAAGGTATACAACCAAGACGATATAGATGATGGAATTTTTAGTATATTATCGTAGTTTATTCATACTGACTAATATATGAGAAAGGCTAAGAGAACCGCCGTTAGAACCGCCGCTCCACCGTTTAAACACTAGAATATAGGGTATCTCACGGCTCTCAGCAGGGATATCTTACACATAAACATAGAGAATATGAGAACATAATGAGAACAAATACACAAAGAAAGAAGACAATGAACACATTAAACAACCCTTTACGCAATCATTGGGTGGCTCTGCGTAGGACATACGAAGATACTCTGTATAAAGTAAACTTACAAAGGTTTTTCAAAGGTGACTATGCAATAGACGAACTCAATCCTAAAGTCGGCGTACTTCATCTAGTCGCTATACGCACGGCAATATTGATGAAGATAATCAAAGATATGCCACTTGCGTGTCATTTGCGTAGGTTTAGAATAAATAGTAAAAAATGATGTATTACCTCTTCATCTAAAAGGGGCAAGTATCGGAAGGAATTATGGCCAAGTTTATACATTTTACAGGAATAGTTGAAGACCGCAACGACCCGAGCAAAGTTGGCCGTGTGCGAGTACGGTGCCTAGGGTACCATTCAGAAAATAAAACAGCATTACCGACAGCAGACTTGCCGTGGGCGCAACCTTTACTGCCAACAACTCAAAGCGGTATCTCTGGGCTCGGTCAGTCGCCTACCTTTTTAGTCAATGGTACTTGGGTGTTTGGTTATTTTCGTGATGGTGAAGAGTGTCAGCAGCCAGTCGTACTAGGGGTACTACCTGGCAGGCCTACTGAATACTCTAGTCGTTTCTATGATAAGGCCTTTTATGATGGCGACAACATATACCCGAAGTATATCAACGAGAGTGATGTAAATAGATTGGCGACTAGTATAACAGAAAATCCGCACCTTGTCAACATAATTCGTCAAGATACAGAAATAAAAGATGTAGCGACAGCAGATTTTGACTTGACAAGTGCGTCAGATGGTAGTATAATAGAAGGTTCGGATAGTACAACCTTTTCTCAACCACACCTTGCATACGCAGCCACCTACCCATATAACAAAGTTACAGAGACAGAGAGTGGCCATATACTAGAGTTTGATGACACGCCTGGCGCAGAGAGAATACATATGCGTCATAAGGTAGGTAACTCACTAGAATGGTTAACAAATGGTGACCAGATTAATCTAGTAAAGAAAGATAATTACAATTTCACAGCAGGCCACAACTATCATTACATAGAAGGTAATTCAGATATAACAATAGACGGCCACCATAAGATATTCATTAACAAGAGTGCTAGTATCAATAATAACTATGATATACAAGTAGGCGCAGGTGCAAACTTAAATATACAAGTAGATACAGGTAATGTAAATGTACATACAATAAGAGGTAAGATTAATATGAACGCTGGTGGTGATTATAATTTAAAGGTCGGAGGGAATTACACATTATCTGTGGACGGCTCTCATAGTGAGACAATCGCAGGTACTCGTACAGAAAGCGTTACTGGTGACAACACAAAGACTGGCAAGACAATAAACCTCAACTAATCGTCAAAATCCTGACACAGAAAACGGCTATTTAAATCGGCCTTTTGTTTCTAATCTATAAATGCAATAGACTATACTAGATATATTTCTATACTTTTAAAACAGGATTTTTCCTCGGATAAAAATTTACCCTATAAGACCGACTTCAACCGTAAGGTGAAGGCGTATCTTCAAGACACTTATAAGCATACTCTTCAGCGTCTTTCTCTGATAGTCCCATTTCAAGACCTTCTTCATATTTTGTTTCAAGGAATTGTTCGTTATGAATATTACTCATTATCTTTCTCTTCTAATAGTTTTAAGACTTTATCAAGTTTCTCTTCAAGTTCAATTACTTTATTCTCAATATCGTCTGTTTGTTGTTTAATATCATCATTATTATAAAATGTATCTGACATAGTTTAGTCCTTTCTTATTGTTATATGTACATTATACAATAGTGGCCAATACTTGTCAAGCGTTTTTTTATTATATAAGTATTAGTGATGGTAATAAAATTACTATAATATTAATCTTAACATAGGAGAATAACTATGTCTTGGACTAAACCGATTATCAAAGAAATTGCTGTTGGACTAGAAATCAATGCCTATTGTACTGCTACGCAATAGTCAGATGATAACAGCATTAACAATCTTAGCGTTAGCATTACAATTGTTAACAACTATAATAAACTAATAACGACCCTCTCTGGTTGTCTCGTATTATACATAAGTGTGTAGAGACCTCCAGAGAAGGCTTTAAGACAGACTTTATGAACAAACCGAGTTACATTGAAAGAAGATTTGAGTACTATCGGAGGCGTCTCGCAAATTTTAATATAATAGGGAGCGGGCGGACTTTATTCTCTAAGCTTTTCTTAATATTAACAACGGCGGTATACTCTGTGTTACTTGCTTATTTCTATGCGTTTATGTATATCGCAGGAATTGGAACTATAACTGAACACTCTGAATTTAATAATATCGTAGGTTCATCTATGTTAGATGAGTTTTATTATATGTTACCAATTGCGTTGATATCACTTCTAGCGTTTAAGTATCGGTATAAATAATTGTATGAGTAATTTAATAAATTTAACAGACACAGCAAAAGAACATCTTATCTCTTTAAGTAAAGAACATAATAAGAAATATGTTAGACTTGAAGTCAAAGGTGGTGGCTGTGCTGGATTTAAATATGAATGGTCGTTTGATGATGTTATACAAGATACAGATGAAAGTATAGACTTTGATGGTGTAACATTGTTATTAGATAATGCAAGTATATTATATTTAAGTGGTATGACTATTGAGTATCGTAAAGAGATATTTGGTAGTTTTTTAGAATTAAAAAATCCAAACGCAAAAAGTACTTGTGGTTGTGGTGAGAGTTTTGGCGCATAATGAACGAAGACAGAAAGAAGTTTGAAGAACAATTATACAACACAGGTTATAGTGAAGAATATATAAGGCAGGCAAATATGCAAAGTGATAACATTGAATTAGAGAAGTTAAGAGTTCCTTTAGAAAAAGATTACGAGTATCAAATGAAGTTGTTAAAGAAACAATTACAAATGATATTAGACGATGAAAGAGGACCTGGTGATTTAGATAAGAAAATTGCAATACTAGAAAAGCAAAATAAGATACTACAAGCGGAAAACGCTTTCTTACTAGAGACACTTAAAGAATACTCTATTACCGCTTCTTGACAAAAGAACAAAAATAGTATAGGATTATATAATGACAAAATTTAGAAAGCACACCGTTATACCT